ATAAGAAGAGAGTGTTGAATGACTATTACCTATAAACTTAATACTACGGGTGCATATAAACTGCTCAATAATAGGAATCCAGTTATTATCAAATTCATTATAGATATTGACTTGACTCAGTATATCCTCATAAAAAGAAACTTGGTAAAGTCCCATAAGAGGTCTAAAAAATTCCTTATCTCTATGATCTGTTGCAATGTAAAGCTTACTTCCTTGAGGAATTATATCCTTTATATTCTCTAAAATTTGTTCACAGCTAATAAATAATTCCTTATATTGGAAGTCATTTCTACGAATATGAATAGAGTAGTATTCTCTATCTCCTAACTTATTAATAAACTGCCAAGCTAAATCAAAAATGTCTGTACGGTATCTTACGTGCTTAGCGATAAGTTTTTTAATCTCTATATCTAAATGTGTAAATAGCGTTTGATGAGTAACACCTAACAGGTTTGATTCAAGAAAGATAAACTCATCTTCCGTAAAGTATTCTTCGCTTTTTAATACTGGGCGGTGTTTATGAAATTTAAAAGGTGGGTTTATTTTCTCAAAATTCATAACATGCAAGACTGCATCGTAATCTAATACTTTACAAATGCTTTTTACACTGTCGTAGTTATGTTCTAGTCCTTTTTCTTCACAGAATTTACTAAATGGTATAGAAATTACTCCTAAGTCAGAAGTATCAAAGAAAGACTCCATACTAGAGTTACCTTCTAGTAGGTACATTCTATACTCTGGTGTTAATACAAGTTTTCGGTTAGTTAAGTATGCTATACATACTGCTAACTCTAACGACATTCTTATATTATTAAAGCCACCAGGCCAAGGTCTAAATAGAATATAACCTTTGCTGCCATCATAGAACTTAAATATACTAGAAAAGTCCCATTTAGTGTAATATATGTAATCTGTTCTAGACTGATCAACACTTGTAACCATTTTATTACTTGCTTCGCTTATTATATTTGATAAATCGTATTTTTGTGTTTGATCAAATGTATGATCTTGCTTAAAGAACATCTTATTACCTTCTTTATCTGAAATTACATTAGGGTAATGTAGTATGTTTCCTATTATAGCCCTGCCGGCATCATTCCATGCGGTACAAGTTCCAATATCCTCAACTAAGTCGACTTTTATATTAGAGTCTTTTATTGCATAATCCAACCCCCACATTTCTGCTTCCCATCTTCCTTCTTTCTTTCTGATCTGCTCACAGTACTCAGTATATTTTTTGTAAAACTTTTTTAGAGTATTAAATTTAAGTGCAAACGGGTACATAATACCTTGTGCATTTGTAGTATCTTCCTCTCTATCCTCCCATCCCTTTAGTGGAATAAAGTGAATAAACTTTTGACCAGTGATATGATTATCTTCCAATTCAAAATCAACTGCTTTAGTAAACAGCATATCAGGATCAAGAAATAATAATTTATCGTTATCCTGGAAGTAGTTATTCTCACATAACCACTCTACAGACTTATACTTATTAGGAATACCACCCCACCAGTCATCGTTAGCTGTTTGCCAATTGTGTGCATAATCTGGTTGATCTATTACTATTGAATCAGATAAAAAACTAAAATCTGGAGTTTCATGTCTATGTCCGTAATCTCCGGAGAGTAGGACGACTAATTTACCTTTTTGATTTACTTTTTTTAAAGACCAATGTAATAGCTTTAGCTGCCATGCTTGATACTCACACCTACTAGTTCCGACAACAATATAGTCCATTTATTGAGGTTGAGGTACAAATTTATAATCTGCAAATGTATAATGTAAAAAGAAATTTCTAAAGAATTCTCCTTCGAAAGGTTCAATACGTCCGTGCTTATTAGTAGCAGACTCATATAGAATCATTTCGCCTGGTTCTGCATAAACTTTATGCCATCTTCCTAAATGGTCTTGAATATCTAATGGCCAATCTCTATCTACCTGCTTATCTACTATTACAATAGAAGATATATGGTGAGTAGTTAAAGTATCTGTATGTGGTTCTAAGATAGCTCCTCTTTTGTAAGATCTAATTCCGTAAATCCACTTTGGAACTAAGCGTTCTCTATTACCTATAAACTCTTCATGAATAGGTTGTAATTCTTGTGCAATTATTTCTCTAATACGTGTAAAGGCATCCATACTAAACATCTCTACTGGAGCATTTCCTTGATTGTCGTGTATAAAATCAGTAATACCGTTCCAGAATTCTGGACGTGGTGTAGGTTTTAGTAAATTATAAGCTTCCATAATTAATTGGAAGGTTTTTTCTGGTACTTTTACAACTTTAAATCCTAGTTCTGAAAGTTTCGGTAAATCTTCTTTTCTTGAAAATAATTTCTCCATAGGTTTCTGTGGTTGAGTCATCTCTTGATATTCTTTTGCAAGTTTAGCGTCTTCAGAGCTATTAAATACATTTTCTCTAAACCATTTAGTGATAATAACCTTTCTACCTCTTTTAACTGGCAGCCCTGCATGTAAAGCAGCAGGATTTTCAGTACCTGTACCGTTTGAATTCTTCCAAACTACTGCTGTTCCTTTTACTGGTGTAAATGTTTTCTGTAATGTTGGAAAATCTGTTTCGCCACCTTCTTCTACATCGTTAAGGTATATCATAAACGTCCAAGTTCTTTGACCGCTAGATAAACAGTGGTTATGGTATGCTTCTTTACCAAAAGCATCTTGGTGGTGTCTAAATTCTTGACCCACCTCGTATATTTGGCCTTGTGTTGGTTCTGAGTAAGGAGCTTCTATTCCTAACTCTATATACATCTTTTGATTGACATTACTAACAATCGGATCTGTATCTTGTAAAATTGATGTAGAGCTAGTACGACCTACGTCATACTTTACTGTTTCTACTCCAGTACCAGCAACGCTTGATCGAACGCTACCGTTTTCTGTTAACCTGACAATATGATCACATTCTTCCTTCGTTAAGAACTGAGGGATTGTAAATATCTCCAATCCATGGCTGTTTTCTATATATACTCTTTCCATATAAGGGTGTTTTAATACTATCCGTCACAAGCTACACAGTCTTCTGCAGTTCTACTTCCAATATCTCCGTTAATTACAGAATCTGTTCTTAAATAATATAAGGTTTTTATTCCTAACTTCCAAGCCGTCTGGTGAACTAAATTAATAAATTTAGGACTGTCAGTTGGATCAAAAGCTAAATTAAAAGATTGTGTTTGATCAATATACTGCTGGCGGATTGCTGCTTGTTCTACTAACTGCAGTTGGTTAATCTCAGCAAATGTCAAGAAGATTGGTTTATCTTCTGTAGGCATGACGTCTTCTGGTAGATTTGCAATAGAACCTCTATCTTTCATAATCTGATCCCATACTTCGTCTGTATTGTGACCTCTTTCTAATAAATAGTTTTCTAGTTCAGGATTTTTACGAATAAAAGTTCCCTTCCCTGAATTAAATGTATAAATGTTTGCTGGTAATGGTTCAATACCTGCTGATACTCCTCCTGATATAGTTGAATTAGATACTGTAGGAGCAATTGCAAGTAAATGCGTATTTCTCATACCTGTACCTTTACACCAAACTGGTTCTCCGTATTCATCAGCTAACTTTCTAGAAGCTGCTTCTGCTTGTGTCTTAATTTGAGAAAATATCTGATGTGTAAAGCTATTTGCTGCAATGCTTATGAAAGGTATCTTCTTCTGTTGTAGTAATGTATGCCATCCTAATACCCCTAGTCCAATTGCTCTACCTTTCTTAGCTGAACGATGTGCTCTAATTAAAGACTCTTTTCCGTTAGTCTTAACTAAGAACTCTTCCATCACTCCGTCTAAGAAGTAAATTGCAGTTTCAATTAAGTCAGTAGATTTCCATTCATCCCATTTAGCTAGGTTTACTGAGCTTAAGCAACAAATAAAGCTATGTTCTTCGTCAGTATGTAAAGTGATTTCTGAACAGATATTAGTCATGGTCACTTCTAAATTATTCTTAATATATGCCGGAGGGTTAGCATTATTTACATTATCCTTAAACATAATATAAGGCTCTCCTGTCTCAACTCTAGCCTTTAGTATTTCTACCCAGACTTCCATTGCCTCAGGGTCTCTACGCTCGATCTTTTGCATAAAGCTATCATCCACTACAACGCATTGGTGTAGGTTTAGACACTGTCTATTCGGATCTCCTTTAGGACGTCTAATCTGTAAAAATTCCTTAATATCCGGATGGTTAATATCTAGGTTTACAGATGCTGCTCCTCTACGTACTGCTCCTTGGTTAGTAGCAATAATAGTTCAGTCATATATCTTAGC